GGGAACAACTGGTGACCAGGGTATTCAAGGTATTACAGGATCTCAAGGCACTGATGGTACTCAAGGTGTTCAAGGCATAACTGGTGACCAGGGTATTCAAGGTCTTCAGGGTGTAATAGGACCATTAGTTGGATCTGCCAATCAAGTTATTTTTAAAGATGGTTCTAACAATCCATCTGGATCTGATAATTTAACGTTTGATGGAACTAAATTAAGTACATCTGAATTGTTTGTTGTTGGTGATGTTTCTATTGGGGGAACTTTAACATATGAAGATGTCACCAACATTGACTCAGTTGGTTTTATAACAGCAAGATCTGGTATAAGAGTGGTATCTGGGGGATTGAATGTCTCTTCTGGTGTTGCTACTTTTGGTAGTAATATTGAACTTGAATCTGGAATTATTGACTTACATGGAAATGTTGGAACAGCATCCTCCGTTCTTGTTTCAACTGGTGCTGGAGTAAGTTGGACTCAAATCTCAGAAGCAGCACTACAAGGAATTCAAGGAACTCAAGGAGTTCAGGGCACTCAAGGTGCTGATGGTACTCAAGGTGTTCAAGGTATAACTGGTGATCAAGGTGTTCAAGGTACTACAGGATCTCAAGGTACTGATGGTACTCAAGGTGTTCAAGGCATAACTGGTGATCAAGGTGTCCAAGGTACTACGGGATCTCAGGGAACTGATGGTTTTCAAGGCATCCAAGGTATAACTGGTGATCAAGGTGTCCAAGGTACTACGGGATCTCAGGGAACTGATGGTTTTCAAGGCATCCAAGGTATAACTGGTGACCAGGGTATCCAGGGAACTACAGGATCTCAAGGTACTGATGGTACTCAAGGTGTTCAAGGCATAACTGGTGATCAAGGAATCCAAGGTCTTCAAGGTCTTCAAGGTGTTCAAAGCACACAAGGACTTCAGGGACTTCAGGGACTTCAGGGAGTGCTGGGAGATAGTTATTGGGTTGAAACTAACATTGGTGGAGGAGAAACTGGAATTCACACCACTTCAAATGTTGGAGTAGGAACAACAAATCCACAATCTATTCTACAAGTTCAAAGATATGGAGTTGAAACTGGATTTGTTGAACACACATCACAAGTTGGAATTAAATCTGATATTGATAGTTTTGATATTGCTTCTATCAATTTCTTAACAGCTGAATATACACTTCACGTTGGATATGGAACTTATATTCAATCACAAAAAGTTCTTGTGATGCAGAATGGCGAGTATGCTTATGCACAAGAATATGGTGTGATGTATCAACCAGATATTGTCGTTTCTTTTGGGGCAACAATGACTGGATCGACAGTTACACTTCAAGCAACACCAGAAACGGGAGTAACTGGTGTAACTACTTATAGATTTGTAAGGGGAACGATGCTCTAATATGAGAACAGAACTAAACGAAGCAGGAAGAGTTGTAATTATTGATGAGGTTTCTTCTAATACACCTCAGGCATTTGCTGTTTGTGTAAAGGATCCTACTGATTGGGAAGAGATTCATAATTATATTATTGATGAGAATGAAATTGATGGTATTCCTAATAGAAGAATTGGGTGTATTAGTGATATGAAATGTTCCTCTAAGAGATCTGTTTATGAGATGTCTGAAGAAGAAGCAGAAGTTTTGAGACAGCACCCAAAAATCGAATGGGTGGTTAAATCTTCAATGCACAATCCAGTTGTACTTGAACAGAGAAAATATGATGAAGATTTTGATAGGCACTCACTTGCAAATAGATTTAAGAAGAATATAACTCATAGAAGAATAACTGGTGATCCTGGATCTACTCTAGATTTTACTCAGTGGGGACTATCCAGACACTCAAATACAACGAATAACTTTATATCTGATACTGTTAGTGAAGATACAAAGTATTCTCTAACGGGGAAAAATGTTGACGTTGTAATTATGGACACGGGAGTCCGTTGGGATCATCCAGAGTTTTTACTACCAGGATACACTTCAGTCCCTGTTGGAGTTGCCACGGAAACTGTAAGTAGAGTTAGAGATATTCTCATTCATGGGCAGGATGATTATGGTATTACTTGGAGTGATCATGGATTAACTGCGCCGGGATCTGGGACATTGGAAAACTATACAAAACCAAAAGTATTAAATGATGCTAGTTTTAATGGATCATGGCACGGTAGCCATGTTGCTGGAACTGCTGCTGGTAATCAGTTTGGAGCAGCATTTGAATCAAATATATGGTCTATTGCTTGTGTTGATAGGAGTGATGTTGGATTCTCAGATCCTTCTGATGGGTTTGATTACATTCGTGTGTGGCATAAGAACAAACCAATTAATCCAAAAACGGGTAGAAGAAATCCAACCATCGTAAACGGTAGTTGGGGTTTAAGGCAATTTGTTAGATATAATCTTGCATACACTGCTAACTTTAGAGGATTAACCCTTTCATCTACGGACGTTGAGGCATCAAGTACATATCAGCCTGCTATTTACTTCATAAAAACAAATGGCAGCTATTATGAATTTACTTCAGTACATGCTACATCACAGGGAACTTGTGATGAATTATTCGATGATCCTGATTGTGATGATCTAATTGTTTGTCTTGCTGCTGGAAACTCTGGAAGTACTAGTGGTAAGCAGGATGTTTCTGGTGGTGTTGATTATAATAATCGTTTTCTTACTGGAACTTATTATTATGGGGGAGTTTTTTCGGAATCTTTTGGATCTGTAGATGAATATTTTAATCGATCTGGAACACCAGCAATAACACATCAAGGTCAAAGTGATGCTCCTATCGTTGTTGGATCCATGGACTCTGCCTTTTTTCAGACTGGTATAACATCTGAGAGAAAAGCAAATTACTCTAATACTGGACCAGCAATTGACGTATGGTCTGCTGGATCTGGAGTTTTAAGTCCATATTCTTCTGGATATGCTGATCCAAGAAATGGTTCATATTATAATCAGTATTTAAATGGAACGAGTATGGCAACTCCCAATGTTTGTGGAGTTCTTGCTTGTTACTTGGAATCAAATCCATCTGCTACTAGAGTTGATGTTAGAAATTGGTTATTTGAAAATGGTAGTGTAGTTATTAATAGTGGACCTGGAACATTATTCCAAGATGAATACGGAGCAACTGATCCAGTTGGAGCAGGAACTTCTTTATCTTACTGGTCCGATGCTTATGGGTTAAAGGGTGCTATACCAAGAATTCTTTATAATCCATATGCGACTAATACTCAACCATCTATAAGTGGTGTTAGTATTTCTGGTATTTCATTTACTCAATCATAAATAATTAAAAAGTCAATATGGCAGATAAAAGTTTTGGTATAAGACAACTTAATTTAATAGGTGGATCTGGAACCGCAAATATTACTAGTCCCAATAACTTAAATTTAAATGCTAGCAATGTTGCGATCAGTACTGATGTAACTGTTGGTAGACATCTAGATGTTGATGGGCACGCTGAGTTTGATGCTGTTAATGTTGCTGGTGTTTCTACATTTGCTGGAATTACTACAGTTTCTGGACCATCATTATTCACAAACCAATTAAGTATTTCTGGAGTTTCTACATTCCTTAGTGCTATTAACGTTAGCAGTAGTTATGGTACTAGCGGTCAAGTCCTGACTAGCCAAGGTTCTGGCAGTGCTCCGCAGTGGGCAACTCTTAGTGGTGGGTTATTACAAACTAAACAAACTCTATTGACTGCTACTAATAGTTTTAGTACTTCTTCAACTGGTGCTTGGTTTGACATCCCTTCGTTGACAGTGAATATTACAACTACCCAAGCAAATAGCAAAATTATTCTCAATGCTTTTGTGTATGGAGAACACACGGATCAGGAACCAGATAAGAGTTTTAGATTAGTTCGCACAATTGGTGGGTCGTCTACGAATATTCCGGACAACGGAAGTGGTAGCCGCCCTGGTGTTTGGAACACTATGGTTCCTGGCTGGGTCAGTGCTTCAACTGGATCCACAGGTTCAGGAACTCCGATGAACAATCTAATTGATGAACCAGCTCAATCTAGTGGGACTACAATCACCTACAAAGTTCAAGTGTGGTCTATTAACACTGGATCAACATTTTTCTTAAATAGAACAGTTAATGATACTGATAATGGCGGCCATGAGCGTGGTATTTCTTACATTTCTCTTATGGAGGTAGCAGTATGACTTACATTGATTGGCATCTTGGCATTAGAAAGGCTTACCCGGATGCTCTGCTAAGCATTACCGGTGAAACTATTGAAGAATTAGTTGTTATTGATCAAGAAACTGGACTGCCTTTTGAATTTGATTCAGAGATAGCAAAAGTTAAGTCTGCTGAGGCTATTTTAGAATCTCAGTACGCATATTTGCGCCGCAAGCGTAACCAACTCCTCGCTGAAACCGATTACCTCACCCTTGCTGACGTAACTCTTACTGATGAAATGAGAGCATACCGCCAAGCACTGCGCGACCTGCCAGCAAACACCCCTGACCCTGCCAATCCAGTTTGGCCAACGAAACCAGAATAGGGGCTTGACGGCACTGGCAGACCGTGCTATACTAAATAGGTAAACAAATGTTACGAACCTTAAAGGACTTGTAACACTGTTTCCTGCCGTTTGACCGAGACTAGGCAGGGTTACCAATCCGTCTCTCATATCCTTGCCTGAGGGTGGCGAGGAAATAGTATCTCCACCATTTCCCTGATGGACCTACTAACTTTTTCAAAACAATGACTGCTACACTTTCACGTCAAAAACAATCGAATACTTGGGAACAGTTCTGCAATTGGGTAACTTCAACCGATAACCGCCTTTATGTTGGTTGGTTTGGTGTTCTGATGATCCCCTGCCTGCTTGCTGCTACCATCTGCTTCATCG